TTTTTTTATTTTATCATAGGTTTTTTCTTCAAATGGTTTATCTTGATATTTAATAAGTGTCAGCTTATTACACATTTTACCTAACATATCACCATCAACACCCTTAAGATTATTTAGATTTGAATCAGGTAGAGTCATAAAGGAATAGTGACCAAGAGGAACATTTCTAATTTTAGATTCACAAAGATAAATTTCGCCTCTATTAGCTTGATTAGGATTTTCAGACCATTTGCAAAGTGTTTCGGGGGATGCGATAGTAGCACTAAGACCGATAAAAGGAATATGTTTGGGTTGGTTCATAATAGATTTTTCCCAAACATGTCCTCTATCTCTGTCATTAATGTAATGAATTTCGTCGTGAATAACAATACCAAGTTCATTGTCGATATCCATATTAAATTCAAGACTTAATTTATTGGGATCATAATCAGGTTGGCTTTTAACAAACATAAGTTTCAATAGAGTATTGAGATAAATTTCAGTAGTCATAATTAAAACTTGTGCTTCAGGATTAAATTTGTTATCTCCAGTAAGAAGTCCAAATGAGATATTAGGAAATTTTTCGCTTAATTCTGCAAGTTTATCATTACTTAATGCTTTAATTGGAGTAGTATAAATAACTTTTTTCCCTTTCTGAGTATAATGCTTAATGGCAAACTCAGCTGGTAAAGTTTTTCCCGAACCTGTAGGGGCACATACAAGTGTATCATTCGAATTATAAATAGAATAAATAGCCCATTTTTGAAAATCTGAAAGAGGAAATGGCCATTGGGAAAATATTCTTTGAAAATCAGTTTCGGAATTAAGTAAAGAGGTAGGGAATTCATCATTTGCAAACTTCATAATAATATAATATATAAATAATTAATATAGAATTTATAATATTTCAATTTTATTGTTAATCGTTAAAATAGTGTTGTTTTTTATATATTTATTGTGTATAATTTTAATGTTACATTTATTGTGGTTAATGTTATTTTTTAATATGTGTAAATCATCATATTTATCAAGTAATAGAAGTAATGTAAGTTACATAGCTATACCCGAAGACGAACTTATTTCAAGAAGTAAATGGCCTCGAGTCGGTTTTGGGTGTGCAATAAAATCACCAAATACAAATCATATATATTATGTGACATCAACGCAAACAATGGGAGTAGGTTATTATTATAATAAAGTACAACAATGTCGACATAGTAAAAAGTATGTAGAAATTTTAAAATACAATTTGGAAAATAATATATTTGAGGATAAGCTATTGATTGGACAACAAAGTGCGGAATATACATTCGCTCAAGGTAATTTAGGAAATGATAATATAGTATCATGTGGTATCGATGAAAACTCAAATATATTATATTATATTGGAAATAATAAATATGATTGTGAAACTAATTATAATTTTGATAGTGGGTTGGTAAGAATAAATCTACAAACGATGAGTTTTATTGATAGAACAAATTTTCGACAATTTCCTGGCATAGAAAAATTTTCTCCAAATAGTTATCACGAATATAAATATATACAGATACCAACAACATCGGTTTTAAGTGATAATTATTTATGGTTAGGGTTTGGAGGATATTATACAGGAATTTGGAAATTAGATATCACTACACCAGTTGTTCAATTAGTTGACCAATTTCAATATATTTATGAAATAGAAAATAATATGATGACAGGTGAAACCCACAAACAGGATGTTTATTTTTCAGAGATAAAAAAAAGTTTTAAAAACGTAGAAACGGGTTTATTATATTTTTTACAAGATAACGGTTACGGAGATTCTTTATTATTAGAAATAAATGGTTCTTTACCATTTATTAAAAATAATACAAGATTAATAACATTAGATGGATTAACCCGTATAAGCGATATAGAGGTAGATACATTTTTAAAAAAGATATATGTAGTAACTGGAGCATTAACAAGTGAAATTTATCAATACAATTATGATTTTGATAGATTACCCTTGAATGAAAATTGTAATATAGATTTTTTAAAAATGCCAACAGATTGGGGTGTAATAACAAATATAGAGGTAGATGTAAATACAGGATATATTTATGCTATAATATCTACAAAATATGATAATAGCGGTGTTGTAAAAATAAATGCGAAAGATATGGAGATAGAGATGGATAGTTATCAAATTTTTAGTATTGAAGAGCAGAATTCTAATAATTATGTTTATACAAGCTACCTTAACAATTTGAATATATCTTTAATGGATTTTACTTATGGAAAGTTATTTTTAGCACCTAATTCGAATAATTATTATATGAAAATTGCATCGGTTGATTTGATGGGATGTTCGCCGGGAAGAGGTATAAAAAATGATTTTTGTGAGATTTGTGAAAGAGGTAAATATTCAGAAAGTCATGGTGGTTTTTGCGAATACTGTAATCCAGGATATTCTTCTGATAAATTACAGAGTATATTTTGTACAAAATGTATTCCAGGTAAATATTCGAATGGTGTAAATACAATATATTGTGATGATTGTCCAAAGGGCTATTATTCAAAAATAGAAGGAGGAATTAATTGTGATTATTGTTTAAAAGGAAAATATTCAACAGTAGATGGTTCAGATACAATAGAAGATTGTTTGGAATGTGAACCAGGTAAAATATCGGATAAAGGAGAAGATGATTGTATTTTTTGTGAAATAGGAAAATGGGCAAGTAAAAGAATAAGTTGTATAAATTGTCCCAAAGGCGGATATAGTTATTCATTGGGCTTAGTATCAGGTATAGAGTGTTCAAAATGCCCAATTGGTAAGTATTCTGATGAATTAGGTATAATAAATGAGAATGAATGCAAAGAGTGTGCAGAAGGTTATATAGGTTTAGTTGAAGGTGCAGGGTCTAATGATAGTTGTATAAAATGTGATAGGGGTAAATATAGAGAAGATTTAAATTTATGTAAAGAATGTGTCCCAGGTCAAATATCAGGACGAGGTTTTGAAGAATGTCAGGAATGTCCAGAAGGAAAGTTAAGTGATATGTATGGAATAGAGTGTATAGCTTGTGAGATGGGAAGATATAATAACTTAAGAGGTTTAACTCATATTGATATATGTAAAAAATGTAAGGCAGGTAAGTATTCAAATATATCAGGTGCGGTAGATGAGAATGCTTGTAATGATTGTCCAATTGGTAAATTTAATGTTGAAATCGGATTAATATCAAAAGACTTGTGTAAGAGTTGTATTTCTGGAAAATATAGAGGACAAACTAATAATCCAGGAGAAAACTGTATAATTTGTGCGAATGGTAAATATTCAGAAAAGGAAAGTAATGAATGTAAACTATGTCCGTCAGGTAAATATAGTAGTGAAGATAAAGAAAATAAATTTTCATTTTGTTTTGATTGTCCATCAGGTAGATATAATGAAATAAGTGGTCAGCATTCTATAAATGTTTGTAAATATTGTTTATCCGGGAAATGGGGTTCAAAAGTGTCATCAAAATATGAGACAGACTGTATAGAATGTCAGGTTGGATTTTATAGTAAAATAGAGGGAGCATCATCATTGGATACGTGTTTATATTGCCCAGAAGGAACATTTAATGATGAAACAGGAATCGATAATTTAAATAACTGCAAGAAGTGTTCTGTTGGAATGTTTTCAGGAGAAGGTGTGTCAATTTGTTCATATTGTGAACCAGGAAAATATTCTTCAAATATGGGAAATAATTTATGCGAAGAATGTCCAAAAGGTAGATATTCAAATATAACAGGAACAATATTATGTAATGAATGTCAACCTAATACAGAACAAAACAGTGAAAAAACATATTGTGAATGTTCGTCAGGGTTTTACTATGATAAAAAAAATGAATTATGTGTAGAGTGTGATGCAATAAGTTTTATTTGTCCTAAGGGAACTATTACAGAAACAATGATATTGAAAAAAAATTATTGGCGTCCGTCTAATGATACAACAATAACTTATAAATGTAAGAATATATATTCTTGTAGTGGTGGTATAATAAATAGAAGTACAGATAGTTTATGTTATCCAGGTCATATGGGACCAATATGTGATGTATGTAAAAAGGGATGGGCAAAAAATGATGGAGTGTGTTTTGAATGTCCAGAGAATACAACAATAACGATGTCCTTAACAATATTGCTACCAATAATATGTATATTTTTAGTAATATTCCTTATAAAGACAGCAAATCCGGCTACAAATAAAAAAGAGGAAGTAAATGGAGTAGTAAAAATTTTTATGAATTATGCTCAGGTATTTTCATTGGCAAGTTCATTTCAAATAAATTGGCCACCGATAGTTCGTTATTTTTTTGAAAGAGCAAAAGAATTTTCATCTCCTCGAGTTAGTTTTTATTCGTCAGATTGTACAATAGGTTGGTCATATTATGATAAACTTTTGATATACTTGATAATGCCATTATTTTATATTTTTGTTGTAACAGTAATGATATTTATCGTAACAGCATTATTTTGTAGGAAAAAAATAAATAAAATAAAGAAAATAAAATCAAATGAAGAAAAAGAAATGTTTAAAAAGAGTGAACCTGGTTTTTGTAAATTTTTTATAGCTTGGGAAAAGACCGCGATAGTAGTGGGGACATTTTTGAGTTGGCCTACTGTTGTCCAGAAAATATTAGAGGTGATGAATTGTGAAAAAATAGGAGATAAATATTATTTAGTTAAAGATTTATCTGTAGAATGTTATACATATCAACATAATAGGTTTTTGGTTGCATCTTATATAGGATTAATCGTATATGGTATAGGCATACCATTATTAGGGTTTAAGCTATTATATAATTATAGATACAGATTATTTGATTTATCGGATAGATATAATGGCTCTACTCCTTTATCATTTTTATTTTTGGGTTATAGAGAAAAAAGATGGTATTATGAATTTATTATAATGGGGAAAAAAGCATCTTTAATAGTAATTTCGGTATTTTTAAGAAGTAATCCACGATATCAAATAATTGCAGCGAGTTTAATGGTACAAATATCATTTTTTTTACATGTCTTTTTAAGACCATATGATACTATTACAAATTATGGGATTATATGTAATAAGTTGGAAAGTGTAAGTTTATTATCATTGGTTGCAACATTGAGTACAGGATTATTTTTTGGAACGATTGAATCTGGATATGAGTTAGGAACATTTGAAGATATTTTAATAATATTTGTCTTATTGTGTAATGGTGTCATATCGTTATATTTCTTTTATTATTTTGTTTCATTAACTTTAAAGTCCCTTAAATCTCATGTAAGAGATACTCTAAAAATATATTATTCCAAGGATAATAAGATGTTATGTTGTAGATGTTTTGATAAAGAAAAACAAAAAAAAATAAAAAAATGGGCAATGGAAATGGAATTTGAAAATTATGGGGTCGATATAAAAAATTCAGCAGAAAAAGAGATATTCACAAACTATTTTAAAGAAAAGAAATCAAAATTAGATATACTTAATGAAAAAATAGATAAAATACCTCAACGCAGATTATCAATAAAAATGGATAAAATAAGATCAAAGATAGAGATAATGGAAAAACAAAGATGCTGGCAAACAGTACTGAATAATAGATTATATAATGAAATGAAGGAAATGATACAAAGAGAAAATTTGAAAGTAACCGATATTGAATTTAAGCAATTGAAAAAAATAGTAAATACTCATATGAATTATGGTATTGAATATAATGAGAAGATGAATTATATATTAGCGGAGAGACTTAATGGTATGATAGAAAAGACGGATAGTTCTGTGTCAAGTAATTCACCGAAATCATCTGTATTAAGTAATTCGCCGAAATCATCTGTATTAAGTAATAATGATGACAATGAAGAAGCAAGTGAAGAAAGTATAGTAAATATTATGTCAGAAAATATAAAATTTTTTATAGAAGAAAAAGATTGTAGTAGAGAAAAAGATTGTAGTAGAGAAGTAGTTGTAATTGTTTAATAAATTACATTTTATCTACTTTATAGCGTCTTCCTTTATCATCTTTTTCTCTACTACAATCTTTTTCTACAGTTTCTTTTACTCGTTTTCCATATAAAAAACAAGAAATTACATCCCATACTACACAACAAATCATAATATGTATAATAATATACTATGATTTTAAACTATTTAATTATAGTTAGGATTTTTATATAATTTACAATGTTCGCATACCCAACTTGAATGACAACTTCTATCGTCCCAATCTCTTACCCAATTATGTTTGCATGTTTGGAATAAGTCTTTTTTTAATTTTATTATTTGTTCTTCAATTAATTTTATATTTTGTTCGTAATAAAGAACTTTGTTTCTTTTTTGTAAAATAGTATTTGAAATAATTTGAGATTGAGGATTCATATTTTAATATAAATAATTAATATTATATTAAAATCAATTTATTCATAAGAATTCTTCAATTGGTAAATAATGACCAAATTGTTTGTCTACAATTTTTTTACATAAAAAAATTTCTATTGTTCTGATTTTTTTATTAAAGTTTTTTCGTATTTCATTTGTAATATCTGATAGTTTATTATTTGGACCCCAATTCCCTCTGCAAATGATTGTATCGCAGCAAGGGCATTTGTTACCCCAAATTTTTTGTGAAAAAGACAAACGAGAAGGTAATAAAGAAATATAAGAATGTTTTGCAGAACCAATAAGGACTTGTGGTGGTTTAAAGGGGTATTCTGTATTATGAAATCTTAAATTAATTTCTACTGGATTTGTTAAATTTTTAAAAAACATAAAAAAGGTCATAATATTATTATGTGTTCCATGGTAATATGTATTTCTTTCTCCCTGATTTTCTTGACTCCAGTCAAATTTTAATTCGTTTGTTAATCTTTTACCGGGCCATCTTGTAGATAAAATATCATTCATATATTTAATTATAAATGTATGAATGTATTTAAATATATTAAACAAAATGTTTATTCATGTATCTCTGTAGATTGAAATACGTAACTTCTTCCGTAGGTTTAATATCAAGTAGAGATTTAAGAGCTGTGTCAGGGTTAATGACTTTTTTGTTTTTTTTATCAGGTAAATTATTAGATTTAATATAATTAATAATATATTTGGTTACCTCAGTTCGAGCCATTTGGAATCCTTCTGGTTTCCCCATAAATTTGCACAAATCATTGGAAATTTTGGTAGGTACGGCAAATCCTGAAGCTTTGCGGTTACCTTTATTTTTATTTTTATTTCTTTCTTTTTCTAATTGTTTCATTTGTTTTCTTACACTTTTCTCAACAGATTTTACTTGTGCTTCAAGTGCTCTGATATGAGATTTTAACCCAGAAAGTGAATTTAAAACTGAAGCAAACTGTTCAGTAACATTGGAAGTATCTACAGAATTTTTAGTGGAGGAATTCATATATTCTACATTAATGGAGACGTTTTTAAATCAATTTTCGACTAATAATTATTTTTATATTAAGTAATTGAATATAAGTGGGGGATAATTAATAAAATTTTTTAGTTAAATTATATTAATTTTATGCATTCTGCTGGTTTCGGCGACCATTTCCACGAGAGCGGCGAGTTAAAATCCACTCATCAGAACCTCCCGCACCACTTACACGGGGGGGACCACTTCCACGGGGACCACTTCCGCTGGGACGGACACGGCGATTTTGACGACGGTTGTCTGGGCGGCGGCGATGAGAATCCTCCTCCTCCTCTCCTTCCTCACCGTCCTCGCGCGAACTACGATTGGCATTTCGGGTCTCACACATAAGCCAGCCCTCAAGAACTCCTCGTACATCACCTGCCTGGTAAGGATGGTCATTGTTATCACTCTCCCTAAGAGAAAAAGAAACATACTCTCCTTGAACAAGATACTTGTACTGCTCGTTATTCACTACGATACCAGAGTGGTGTACAAAAATATCTTCGTCTTTCTTTTCACCATCCATAACTGTAACAAAACCGAAACCCGCCCTGTTGTTGAACCACTTTACGCGTCCTGTAAGTCGTTCGGAAGAAGTATCACCCGCGTGGGGCGTTGTGCTGCTAGAATCATCATTTGACATGATATATACTATTAAAACGGTTCCTTTCTAAGTATATTTGAAAATGTTTTAATAAGTATACGACTTTGAAAATAGAAAATTGAAACATATTCTCCTATAATAATTTTAGCATAAATATGACTATCATTAATATTGTACTAAGATTTTCTGCAGTAATTACAAGTACTGTTCTTTTACATTGGTCTCTCGTAAATGCTTATGTTTATTTCTGCTCACCACCTACATTCTTTGGGGTCTTTAAAACATTATTTAGTCTTGGCTCGCCTGTATGTCATACTGTTAATATGATACAATACGAATTGGCTAAACATTATATTACAATTTGGACTGGAGCTGGTATTGTCGCCGCAGCTTGGGGGGTTAAAATGCTTAAAGATACACCTACTAAACCTAAATAATTAATATAAATATATTAAATTATTTTATACATATTAATATTATGAATACCCCAAATAATTTAAGTATGTCTATAATGTTTGAAAATAGAATTATTTCTAACGAAATTTCAATACCTACTACTACTCCCTCTATATGGATACCGAGTAAAAATATAAGTAAATGTTATAAGTGTAAAGATTCTTTTTCTATATGGAAAAGAAAACATCATTGTAGAATATGTGGTCGAATTTTCTGTTCATATTGTGCAGACGAATGGGATATTATACCAAGTTTAATAAATTTAACTTCCCCGCCAGATAAAACATTCTCAATACATTCATTACTTTACAATGAAAGAAGAATGTGTAAAAAATGTTTTTCACAAACACAATTTATAAAAAAATCTTCCAAATATATTTATATATTTACGTATCTACCTGTTACTTTCAAAGATTTATACGATATTCGACTTGTTAATAAAGAATGGTGTAAAAGTGTTAATACTATTCTCTCTTTTTATAAGGGTGTTCAATATAAATTGCCCTGCCAACCTCTAACTAAATTAGAAAGAAAGCTTCTATGGAATCATCGATACGAATTCTCCCAACATTTTTTATTGATATCAAAATGTTTATCATCTTTTGAATCTGGAGAGAAAATTTCCATTCTTGAGGATATTTTAATTTTTTATTATAAAAAAATACAACAATATGATTGTAAAAAATTAGCTTGTAGAAGAAATTGTTCATCAAGACCCAAAATTGAAGAAATTTTAGAAATATGTAACAACAAGATTATCCTTTCTAATAAATTAGCCAGGTGTTGGCTTTTAAATAATTTTAGGTCATTAGAATTAAATGAAATTAAAATGATAATTCCGTGGCTTATAAATATTGGACTAAAAAATTATAATGTATTCGAGGAAATTATTATCCCATTATGTACTTCCAATATTCAGTTAAGCTATGCTTTTTTCTTTGAATGTGAGTTTTTTATGGCAGATAAAATTTTATATTATAAACTTAATAATGTCATGAATTCATTCTTAAAAAAAATAGATAATAAAATCAAAATAAGTTTATATAAAACATTAGATTTTGTAAAATTTATAAATGAAAATATATTTTTAAAGCTTCCTACTGTTAAATGGGAAAGAGAAGTTAATAAATGGATTCGACAAAATGGTCCCGCTAAGTTACCGTGGGATAGTTCTGTAGAATGTATAGGAGTTGTTGCAGAAGGTATAATGGTTTTCAACTCTGCTACTAAACCATGGAAAATACCACTCATTGTTAAAACACAATCTGGAGAGAAAATTATCAATATACTTGTTAAATTTGAAGATGTTAGAAAAGATAAACTTACTATGATTGTTTCCAATTTTCTTCAAACTGTTTGTAAAGGAATACTTAATATTAACACCTATAATGTATTTCCTGTTTGTGATAATTGTGGATGGATAGAAATGGTCGAAAAATCCTCAACATTATATGATATTAAACACAAATTTAATACAACACTGCAAAATTATATTATGGATTTAAATCCGTCACTTACTATACAAGATATGAGGAAAAGATTTATTAAGACATGTGTATCATCTTGTGTTTTATGCTATGTTATGGGTGTAGGTGATAGACATCTTGAAAATATTTTAGTGACAAGAGATGGAAAGTTATTACATATTGATTTTTCATATATATTGGGAGATGATCCTAAAAATTTAAAGGTTGAAATGAAAATAACAGGAGATATGGTAAATATGCTTGGCGGAACTGATTCAGAATATTTTAAAATTTTTAAACAAAATTGCACTCTTGCATATAAAAAAATTAGATTGCGAAGTTCCTTGTGGTATATATTATTGTCGTATTTGGAATTTTCAACCCCTAGTATAGATTCCTTTAAATATGATAAGGTCACGATAAAAAATCATATTATTGAAAGATTA